ATTCCGCCCTTGAAAAAGTGGGTTGCCGTTCTTATCTATAGTATATGACAATGAGAAAGAGTTCCATGAAGACCTACCGCCCGATCAAGACTGCCCGCGAAAAAGCAAAGTTTCACGCTACGGTTGTAAATCATCCGAATGCCAATATTCGATTGGCTGCCAACTATATCGCTGAGGCTTTTCAAGCGGCTCGCAAGGGAGATGTTTCCGATTTTATGACTTTCATTTCCCTCGCACAAAAGTTTGCTGAGGATGTTGATTTCTGCAACCCCGAAAGGAACCTTCGCTAATGGCCAAGTTTCGCAAGACCATTCCCGTTGACGCTTTGCTTGATTATGCCAACGGTTATCTCGCGGCCGATTATCAGGGCGGCGATGATCCCGCTTCGGTCGCTCGGCGCACAGGCATGATTGATCTGCTCGAAGCGGCTCTGCTCTCGGCTGGCCGATATTGCGGATACTCTTATCTTGATGATAAGGTGATCACCAAGTCCAAGCCCGGTATTCGCTGGGTTGAGGGTCAGGCACCGAAACACACCTTCCATGAAACCGATTGCACTCGACGGAGATATGCATAATGACTGACAAAGTACGGGTATTCGATTACCTAAACGCCCTGCGTGATTCCGGGATCACCAACATGTTTGGTGCCACTCCCTATGTTCAGCGGGTATTTGATATTCCGCGCAAGGAAGCAATGGATCTGTTGGTCGAGTGGATGAAAACCTTTGATGACCGATAATCTGCTTGACTGTATCCACGGAATGTCGTATAATACCTATATTGCCAGTTAACGAAAGGAAATCATTACATGGCTAGAACTAATGGCGTGCCTGCTCACCTTCGTGCCCTTGAGTTGTTCAAAACTCAGGTTACGGTAACTCCAGCCGAACTCGACAAGTTTGTTGGTGCCGGCGCATATGCGTCCAAATACGTTTGCTACCTGAAGAATGACGGTCATGAGATTACCGTCAACAAGCAGGGTCGCACGGTTGTGTCGTATACCTACGTGAGTGAGGGTGATTCGGCTTCTCGCTCTAACAAGTGGGTCGCGCCTGCAAAGCGCGGTGCTGCTCCCGCTGCTCGTAAGCAGAAGGCCACCGTTGTCAAGACTGCAAAGCCTGTTAAGGTGCGCCAGTCGAAGCAGACTGCACCCGCAGCTAAGGCCGCACGAAACGTTCTTCAGGAACGTGCGGATAGGGAAGCAGACGCTATCCTCGCTCAACTTGGAATGAAGGATGCCGGTGAAATCTCGCATGGTTCCTACTCTGTTGATCCTGATTGGGACTCGATGGACGGTATTGATGTGGCCAACTTCCTCAAGTGAGACTAAATATCTCTATAATAATCGGAGAAAAGAAATGCTAAGACGCTCGCTTTTAGCAGGGTTAACGGCCCTGCCTTTTTTTGCTATTGTGGCCAATGCTGCTACAACTCAACGCAATAACGCAACATGGAAGGTGCCTTCGGGCGTCAAAAAGATCCGTGTTCGTTCATGGAATCCAGACGGTAGTGTTGATTTGGATCGTACACTGAATGTTTCACCCAATCAAGTTTTTCGTATTGACGCAATTGAGGATTAAGCTATGAATGAACTAGATTTGCTTATTGGCAAGGTAACATCGCGCGCCTTCGCTATAGGTTTTGGACTTGGTGTTTTGTTTGTACTCTTCGCCGCGATGATAGGTTTTGGACTGCTAAGTCTTATTAATTGAGGACTAAATTATGCAATGGGTATTGATTGTTTTTGTACATGTTGGTATGTGGGGTAATACAGACTCAGTATCATTGACCAATGTGCCGATGGCTTCTCAGGAAGTTTGTGAAGCTGCTGGATCTCAACTTGGTGCTCTTGTTAGTGGTACCAAAAAGGAAATAGCCTACGTTTGTGTGAAGAACCAATAATTATGTAAAGGATTTTATTATGAAAAATAAATCATTAATTGTTGCCAGTTTGTTAACTGCTGTGACAGGTGCTGTTATGCTTGGCGCTACGTCTGCCGTAGCGGCTGAGCAGGAATCTATTGAAGATTACTGTGATTACCCTCTTGCGAATCCGCGTTTGCCAGAAGACCCTTGTCTTCACGAAGATCGTGGTGGCAGCTATACATCGTGAACATTTTCGCAATCGATAAAGATCCAATCCAGTCTGCGATGTGGATGGTGGACAAGCATGTGGTCAAGATGATCCTCGAGACCGCACAGCTTTTGTCCACCGCTCATCGCGTTCTTGATGGCGAACAATATATTGACAAGACCAAGACTGGTCGTAATGTCAAGCGTTGGCGTTTGCCTGATGACCGAGAGCAGAACCTGTATTCGGCCACACATATCAATCACCCGTCCGCTGTATGGGCCCGCGCGACTAATAACAACTATAACTGGCTCTATTGCCACTTTCATGCTCTTTGTAAAGAGTATACCCATCGCTATGGTAAGATCCATAAGTGTCAAAATATGTATCACTGGCTTTGTACTCCGCCGTACAATATTCCTGTTGGTTATCTAACACCTGTAACGCCAGCAATGCCCGACGAATACAAAGTGCCATTTGATACTGTGGCATCTTATCGCAACTATTATCGTGAAGCAAAGAAAGACTTACACAAGTGGACAAAGCGTGAAACACCGGAGTGGATCAATGGATCGTGAAGATATTGTAAATACTGTAAGTGAAATTGCGAAGGTCTGGGATCGTCGCGCAATGGAAAACGAACTTACTCAGGCTTCTGTAAAGATAATGGCACAGCATGTCGAAATCCAACAACTGCGGGAGGCGCTTCAAGGTTTGGTAGGCGCGATAGCCGATCCTACTTCGCAGCGGTCGATACCTGATGCACTTAAAGAAGCCCGTGCCGCACTCGCACAGAACGCATGATGTTTGCTAAATACAGACAAGATGACAGAACAACCAAGTAACATAAAAACAAGTTCAAGAACTAAAAATCTTGTCACAGGCATTCTAATCAGCGGATGGATTCTATCTGTCCTGCTGATACTCTCTATTGTATCAGCCTCTGTATATCTCCAAACAGTATATCCTGGTGAGCCTTTACCCGATACTCTACGAGAGTGGTCGGGTATCTCTATTGGATTCTTGTTTGGTAACTTTTTCACTATCATAAAAGAATATGTGACTGCTAATAACGATTTTTAGAATGAAGGGATTATAAATAGTATTATGATTTACAGTTTCGAAGACAAAGAGACGGGCGAAGAGTTTGAGTATGATTTGACATATGAACAACTCCAAGAGTTTTTAGTGGATTTTCCAAATCTCGTTCAAACATTTCGCATCAACATTGCTGATCCTGTCGGCATGGGCATCACAAGACCTCCATCAGATTTCCAGAAGTATGTTTTAGGTCGCATCAAGGAAGCAACTCCGGGTGCTAAAAAGGATGTATTAGAAAAAAGATGGCACATACCAAAAGAAGTATGAAGTCAAAAAGAAAGTCGCAAGTTTCAAAGGGGAATGGTCACGCAGGTGATTCGTTCCCCTTTGCTTTTAAAGGAGACAACATGTCTAGAAAACCTAAGAACAAGAAACCACAACCAGAAGCACAACAGAAGCAGGCTGCTCATTTTGAGTTAAGAACAATCAAGCCTCTCACAGCAAATCAGGAGAAAGCATTCAGTTCATATCGACAAGGCTATCATCTAATGCTACACGGTTTTGCTGGAACAGGCAAAACATTCTGTGCTTTGTATCTTGCTCTAAATGAAATCTTGACAGGCAACTCAATTTATAATAAAATAATCATTGTTCGCTCGGTTGTACCTTCCAGAGATATGGGATTTCTTCCTGGTTCAATGAAAGAAAAGGCCGCTGTCTATGAAGAACCTTATCGTGAGATTTGCGATAGTTTGTTCGGAAGAGGTGACGGCTACGATATACTCAAGATGAAGGGAATTGTCCAGTTTACAACAACTTCATTCTTGCGCGGTATCACATTCAACAAAGCGATTGTAATATTGGACGAAAGCCAGAACTTGACTTTCCAAGAAGCAGACACGGTAATGACACGTATGGGTGATGAATCTCGAATTGTTGTTTGTGGTGACTTTAGACAGACAGACTTGTTGAAGAGACACGAACAAGAAGGCATCACACAGTTGATGTCCATCACAAAGCGTATCAATACATTTGAGCATGTAGAATTTATGAAGGAAGATATCGTTCGCTCTGGTCTGGTGAAGTCATATATAATACAGAAAGATGCTATGGGGTTATAAATGAAAAGCTTTAAAGATTATCTCAGCGAAAACACTCTTGCTGATGTTCATTCCCATGCTGAAGAAAAAGGTGTGCATTTAGACATTGACAAACATTATGGCAAAAATGCTTATAACTTGTCTTGGATAGATAACAATGGAATCAAGGGGGCTGGTCGTACAGTTATGAATAAACTACATGATCATGCAGACAAAAATAAAAAAGAGATACATCTTGTAGCCCATGAATCTCATCCAAAGTTGATATCTTATTATAAATCGATGGGATACAAATCTCGCGGCGAAACTGATGATGGTATACATATGGTAAGAAAGCCTAAGAAGTGAAGAAGTTTAATTTTGTCGAAGGAATGCCCGAGCTTAAACAGCTTGAGGTGGATGAAAGCACTGGGGAGAGGTTTTATATCTCTCCCAACGGTGTTAAACTTCCATCTGTCACAACTGTCCTCGGGCATTTCAAAAAGAAGGCTATGATTGAGTGGCGCAATCGCGTTGGTCATGAGGAAGCTGATAGAGTTTCTACACGCGCGTCCCTGCGCGGAACTAAGTTCCACAATATGATGGAAAGTTACATTCGTGGTGAAGAAGGATTCTTGGACGGTGTAATGCCAGACATGAGACAATCAT